ACTTTGTGAAAACGGAGACATTTTTGTAAATGGCAAACTTGTAGAAAATGACAAAGAAGTTGTTGATGGTTTGCGAGAATTTTTAAAAGGGCAACAAACATTTAACAAAATGGAAAAACAAACGGCATTAGACTTTTTATTAACAGAATTAGATATAGATAAATTAATAAGTAGGGAAAATTTAACAATTGCAGCAGAGGTTGTAAGACAAGCCAAAGAAATGGAGAAGCAACAAATTATCAATTGCTATAATCAATCGTGGCATTTTAGAGATAAGCCATACGAAACAGCAGAAAAATACTACAACGAAACATTTGGTAAGCTATAATATGACAAACAAAATGAAAATGTAAGCCTTTAGATTGATTAAAACCTTAAACAACAAACAAAATGGAGCAAGAAAACCAAATAATCGAAGCCATTATTCAACGAATTAAGGATGAAGAGAAAAAACATTCTAAATCAATAGAGGATTGGTATAGAATAGCAGCAAATAAAATTTATGCTACATTTGATATTAAAATAAAATCTTAAACAACAAACAAAATGAAGACAAAAGAAGAAATACTACAAATTATTGAAAGCAAAAAAGAGGATAGATTATTTAAGCAGAAATGTAGAGATAGTCTTTTATGTTATGTATGTGGAAGTGATTTAGAGCATAAATTCCAAAAGGAATCAGTTTTTTATACTAAACACTATTTGGTGTGTAAAGAAGACAGAACACACTATAATGAATTAATAACTCCAGAAAGAAAATAAAAAACCTTTAAACAACAAACAAAATGGAAAATAATTTCCAATTTTAGCCTTATGGTGGAAAAAATAGGCGCAGAGCAAGAAAAATAGGCGCAATAGTGGAATAAAATATCTTTGTAGCTCAAAAGTGAGCCGCAAATATCCGCATTTATACGAATAATGAGCCATAAAAAGGATAAATAATGCAATTTAGTGACTTTAATAACCAGTTAAGTGTCACAATATTTAAAATAATAGTGACAATGCAGAAGCATATCAAAGTTTATTTCAATTATTACGGCTTAGATGAGCATTCGTTTATTGCCTGCGAAGTATGCAAAGCAAAGGCGGTTGACATTTAACATCTTTTTATTATATTTGCAATATGAAATGTTTAAGTTGTCAAAAAGAAACAAAAAAGTGGGGACACTCGTTTGTTAAATATTGTAATATTCAATGCAAATTGGAATATCAAAAAAAAATCAATAAAACTCATTATGATAATATTGATTGCATTAATTGTGGTAAAAATTTTACACCAAAATCAAAAGTAAATAAATCTTGTTCAAAAAAATGCAATAATATAATAAAAGGCCAAAACAAAAGTAAAAAGCCAGATTTTAAAAAATGCAAGTTTTGTAAAAATGAATTTAAACCATATACATCATTAGATAAGTTTTGTTCTGCAAATTGTAGAGTTAATGAAGTAAAAAGTAAAAGGTCAAGAAACTGGCAAAGTGTTCAAAATATACTTGGTTCTAAAAATCCATCTTATAAACATGGTTTAACTTTGTCTAAAGAATCAAAAAATAAAACATTAACTAAACAAAGAGAGTATTCTCGAATAAGAATAAATAAAATACAAAACATGTTTCAATTGCATGGTTATTTATTTTGCGAAAAATGTAAAATATCAAATGTTAAACTGGAAACACATCATATTATATTTAGAAGCGAAAAGCCAAATCATGAACACATGCACAATGAAAGAAATTTAATAACATTATGTGTTAAATGCCACAATTATTTTCATAAAGACAAAAAGGTTCGAAATTATTTAATTGAAGACAGAAATCTTAAAGAGTTGTTTGGGAATGATATTTTAAGATAAAAGAATGGCTATCGGAATTGCATACATCAAACCTCTAAGTGTCAACAAAGCATGGCAAGGTAAAAGATTTAAGTCTCCAGAGTACAAAGTCTATGAAACGCAAATGCTTTTGACACTAAAGCCAATGCAACTGCCAGAGCCGCCATACCAAATTGACTTTGAGTTTGGATTCAGCAATAAAGCATCGGACATAGACAATCCAATGAAACCATTTTTGGATATATTGCAAAAAAAGTATAATTTTGACGATGCAAACGTCTATAAAATAGTGATAGTGAAGACAATAGTTGCCAAAGGTAGCGAGTTTATAAAGTTCGAAATCAAATCACTAAGGTAAACGGCTGAATTTAAGTAAATTATATCATTCAAATTTCACATTAATTGTCATGAACATAAAAATAAGCGACAAAGAGTTTTTAGCAATACTGAGAGAGAACGCAGGACTATTTTCGAGGACTGCAAAAGCAATTGAAAAGCAATTTAAAATAGATTACACAAGGCAAGCGGTCAGAGAGAGAGCATTAAAATTCCCAGAGGAACTAATTGACATCAGAGAGCAAAACATTGATGTGGCCGAAGATGGATTGTTTAGTCTTATGAAGTCAGACAATGACAACGTAAAAATGCGAGCAATTGAATTGTATTTGAAAACCATTGGCAAAGCCAGAGGATATGTCGAAAAGGTCGAGCAACAAATCACTGGGGGCATGGATAACACATTAGAGATAAAGATTGTTAAAACCGAGTTCCCGATAAGGTCAACAGAAAACGATGTTTGAAACAACTGAGTTATTTGAAGCTAATATAACGGCCGAGACTAAAATCATTATCAATCAAGGCGGGACATGGTCTGGCAAAACTTATTCTATTTTGCAGGCGCTTGCCTATTTTGCATTGACAGACCCAAACTCACTTATCACAATCGTTGGTCAAGACATCCCGAATCTTAAAGCGGGAGCGCTCAGAGACTTTCAAAATATCATTTCAGACAATCCAATTGTTGACGCTCAGATTAGCGACTATAATAAATCCGACAGAATATACAAATTTGTTAATGGCTCAATGATTGAGTTTAAGTCTTATGATAATTCGCAGGATGCAAAGTCTGGAAAGCGAGACTATTTGTTTTTAAACGAGGCCAATGGTATTGACAGACAGATTGCAAAGCAACTATTGCTTAGAACAAAGAAAAAAGCATTCATTGACTTTAATCCAGACGCTGAATTTTGGGTGCATGAGGATTATTTAGGAAATCCAAATGCTACATTCATTTATTCCGACCACAGAAACAATCCCTTTGTCCCGAATGAGAATAGAGCCGAAATTGAGGCGCTCAAAGACATCGACATTGAATTGTGGAAAGTCTATGCAAGGGGAATAACTGGGCGCATTGAGGGTCTTATTTATCGCAATTGGACGATAGGAAATTCATTCCCAGAGGTTGACTATGTTTACGGCTTAGACTTTGGATATAACCATCCCACGACACTGGTTAAATGTGGATGGGACGAAAACAAATTCTATCTGGAAGAGGTAATCTATGAAAGTGGATTGACAACGGCTGACTTAATCGAGAAAATGCAGAAACTAAACATTGGCCAAAAAGAAATATTTGCCGATGCTGCGAGGCCAGATACAATCGAGGAACTTTATAGGGCGGGATTTAACGTCTTTAGCGCAGATAAATCGGTCAAAGATGGGATTAACACACTAAAGGCAAGGCCGATTATTCTGGTTGACTCTCCAAATGGAGTCAAAGAGTTCAAAACGTATAAATGGAAAACAGATAAGAACGGCAAAGCAATTGACGAGCCAGTTAAGTTCAATGATGACTTTTGCGATGCTGCCAGATACGGCATATTTAACGGCACAAAATCCCACACAAAAAAAATATCATGGTTTTAGTTAACATCGACAAAGAATACCAATTCCCTACGCAATTGGACGAAATCACATTGAGGCATTTCATTGACTTGCAAAACTTATTGCATGAGGAAAAATACAACGAAGCGGTCATGCTTATGTCTGGAATCAGTCCCGACATTTACGATAAAATAAGTTTGAACGGCAAATTGGAGTTAACTGGATTGGCTCAAATGTTAGTCAATGGCGAAATCCTTATGGTTGGCGAGCGATTAGATTTATACGAAATCATGGCTTGTCCGATTGGACAATTCGAAGACTGGAAAGCAACGATTGCTGAATTTAAAGATTGCGAGTGGAAAGCATTGCCATTTTTATGCTTGTTAGAAACTGGCGAATATAACTACGACACCAGAACAAACAAACGATATTTGGAATATCTAAACTTGCCCGCATCTGTTGCA